AGTAGAGAATTAGCCTGTACTGCTGATGCTTGTGAGGTTGTAGATATTGGAGAAGTTGCATGATAGAATTAGAGATTTCTGGTGATCAGTTTATAAGAGCCAGAAAGAAAGCTATCGACATGGGTACGATAGCAAACTCTATTACAAATGGTGGGGGAAACTTAGCAGGGTTTATAGGTGAGATAGTTGTTACAGACTATATCGATGCAGAAGAAAACAATACTTATGATTATGATATAATTGATAAAGTAGGCAACAAGATAGATGTTAAAACAAAACGTTGCAACTCTGAACCTAAACCTCACTATGATTGTAGCATTGCTGCACACGGAACAAAACAAGATTGTGATATGTACGTGTTTGTTCGTGTACTAAACAATTTTTCTAAGGCTTGGATCTTAGGTAAGATTATGAAGGATAAGTATTTTAAGAAAGCAACCTATCATAAGAAAGGTGAGCTAGATGAGGACAATAAGTTCAGATACAAAACAAACTGTTACAATGTTAGAATATCTGATCTAGATACAGTATATGGCACAAAATAAATTAGCAGAATTATTTTCATTTAAAGCGTATCTCAACCAAGATGGTAAAGTAGATATACGTATGGAATCTGTAAACCCTGAAGAACTGATTAGGGTTATGGAGCATGGTCTTCCACAATACGAAGGCACATTTAAATTAGCATCTCTTGTTCGTTACTTAAAAACAACAGGCGATGAGATGTTAAACAAATCAACAATATACACACACTGAGGTAAGTATGGCTGAAGAAGTAAAAGAAGGTATGACCTTTGAACAGGTAAAGACTATGATTGTAGGTTCAGAAGACAAAGTTGCTTTGTTAAATCTGTTTACCGGGCTTATAAACGAAAATGCTCGTTTAAAATCACAAGTAGATGAGCTAAATAAGCCAAAACCTAAAGAATCAAGTTCTTAAAAAGACTAGAGGGGTAGAGTAATTTCTCTGGTACAAACACACTAGAGCTTATTGTTCTACCCCTCTGAGGGTCTTTATATCAAGACGTTTTTTAGTAACGTCTACTTTTTTTTGCCATTATGGGCTTTACCACCATGTTTCATACCCATGGCCGCCATGTTCTTATTCATCTTATCTTTTTTCATTCCCATAGCCATAGAGTTACCCATTGTGTTAGCCATGCCGCCACCCATCATTTTTTTACTGGCGTTTCCACCATACATCATAGGCTTTCGTACAGATGATTTACTGTTGTAAGTTTTCATTTTTATTTTCTCCTTAAGTAAATGATTGTTGTTGTATTTCTGGAAACTCTTTGCCCCCAAATTCTCCGGGGTTTTCAAACTTTGTTATCTCTTTTTCTAATACTGGATTGATTGGTTCATAAGTATCAAACCCTTCTAATTCTTGACCAGTAAATGCAAGAACTCTTGCAATGTAACCAGCCATTTGTTCGGCAAAAGTGCTTGCCATATATTTTACTTTTTGTGGATTGGATTTATCTGAAAGTATTTCTATAAACATGTCAGCAGCATCTGGATCATTTAAAATAAAATCCATCATTCTCATATCATTGTCTCTCATTATTCTAAACCCAGCTTCAACAAGAATGTATTCCTTACTAACTAATCCTCTTGCGTAGTTAAACGCACGAGAAATAATACCAGTGTCCGATATAGCAACTTCAGGTAAATTTACTCCACTAGCCAACGCTGAACCTGTATGTCTCATAACAACGGCATGTCCTGTTATACCTAGAAATGCTTCATACTGATTTTCTGTAACTCCTAACTTTGTAAACATAGCCCTTACAGTAGGATTTTCTAGAGCTTGTAAAGCCCCTACAGGATTTTCCATTATTGAGACATCACCTAATTGTCCTTTAAGTTTTGTTCCAATGTTAGCTCTAACTTCTCCAAACTCTTCATAGATTTCTTTTAAAAGATTTCCTGCCATGTATTTTTGAACTTCTTCTTCCGTTGCTTTTATAGACTTATCATTTTTTAATGTTTCAACAAGACGATCATAATATCTTTCAAAAACATCTAAACGATTTATATCTGCAGCTTCATCTGGCACTCCCGGTGGCAACTTCCCTAATATATTTTTTAATAGCCCTCCCTTGGATGGATCATAATCTAATATATCTTTAAATTTTGCCTGTAATGCATCCGAATCTGTATTAAATTTTCCTACAATTTTAGATTCATATGCTTCAATTTTTAAATTAATATCTCTAACATATTCATCAAATTGTTTTGCTAATTTTTCATCAGCTTCTAATATTAATCTTAAATCTGTTTCTTGATCAACAAAAGCACCTATATTAACTTGATGTTCTTTGCCACTTTTTAATTTAAAAGTTAAAGCATCTTTCATTTCTTTAAATGTTATTAAGCCTAAACCATCGTCTCTTGTAAACATTGTAGTTGTAGGTCCTGAAGGTCTTCCTTTTGCTGTTACCACAACATCTTGTCCAGTAAACTCTCCAAACTTACCAACAATTGTTTTAAGATTAGTTTCATAAACATTTGCTTCTCTGAATAACTGTAGCATAGCCTGATCCATTAACTTAATACCTGCCTGACCTAATTCAGTGGTGTCGTCTAATACATATGGTATTTCACCATCTTTTACTCTACCCATTATGTCGTCATATAATGTTTTACCATTATCCAACACTTCATTTAAATCTAAATCTCTTCTAAGTCTTGTTGGATCATTAGGATCTGCTATATCTTTTGGAAATTGAATTAAACCAAATTCAAGTTCAACTGATTCTTTAAACAATCCTAAATTTTCTAATTTCTTTTTTGATGATATATTTTTGTTTAAAGATTGTAATAAAGACATCCCTGCAGCTTCTTTTATAATTAAATCTTTTTTAGATTTTTTCTTATTACTAAATTTAAAGTTATAGTATTCGCCAAAAAAACTTCCTTCTTTTCGCTTATTACCAACTCTTGCAAAGTGTTCTAATCTTGTAAATTGTAAATCTTTTCCTGCAGGTGACTCTAACAATTTTTTGTTTATGTTGTTAGCTAACCTCATGTATGCAGCACCGTTAGCTCTATCCATTGAATCATTAGATTTTAAAAGTTCTACACCACGATCTCTTATTTCTCTGTAGACAGAATCCATCTCTTTTATGCTTACTGTAAATGGTTCTATTGAATAAGATTGACCATTAACTTTTTCAGTTTTAAAATAATCGTAATAATGTATAGACCCTACTGCTTCATCGTCTTGTATGCCATACTTTGTTCTAACCATATCGTTTATGGCACTTTTAACATCGTCTAAATTATCTAAAGCTCGTATCTTTCTACTTTCCATGGGTAAGTTACTATCCGTTGACTTTATAAACAGATTTAACATAGCTCGTTCAGCACTATCATTTATAGCACCAACAAGTTCTCTACCTTCAGTAGACATAGAGAACGCACCATCAGGAATAAATGCAGCCAATGTATTTGTTTGAGATCTTCCATCCATCATATTAGCACTCTTATGAAGGTTTATAACATCATTAAGAACTGTTAGCCCATCTAATTCTGGGTACTTATTTAAACTACTATAAAGAATGTCACCTGTATTTTTAGCGTATGTGTGAGTGGTTGCAAAAACGTGACTTCCTGTTTCAGTTAGAGCATTTACATTACCTCCTCTTATAGAATAGTTAGCTATGCTCGTATTAATATTTTCTATTAGATCTGATTGCATTTGTGTTAGAGCAACCATTTGAGCATCTTGAGATTTAACTATTTCATCATAACCCATTGTAGGTTTTGTAATAACTGTTCCTATAGTTTTTTGAGTTTCAAATAAATTATCAACAATCTTAACCATTTGCTCTGGAGTTTTTCCTTTAATAGTATCCCCATCTGCAAAGGCTGCTTTTAAAGCACGTAGTGTTGCCATATCCCCTTGTTTTTGTGCATCTAATCCTCTTTTCATATCTTGGTTTGTTTTAAGAATAAGGTCAATAACATCTGTAAATCCCTTCTTTTCTTGTTTGGATAAGTTACTGCCTAAACCTACAAACTGTTCCTCTAATTCTTTAAGGATTAAACTATGAGCAACCATTCTATCATTAGCCTTTTGTTTGTATTTTACAGAGTTTAAAAATCTATCAGAGACTTTTGTTATATCACGAAAATTTAAATGTGTTGCTATTTTTTCACCAGTGGCCGCATAAGCTTGTATACCTGAAACTTCAGAAAAACTTAATTTTAAAGCGTTTAAAACAAAGTCTTTATGTGGGCTATTACCCATTATTTTACCTATGGAATTTATTTTGGTTGTTAATCTTTTTCTATTTTTTTCAGCTTGTGCTTGTGATTCAGGAGATAATCTACTATAAATAGTTTTTAATTGCATTAAGGCAGTGTATTCTGACGGAGTTATATCTCGTTTAGGTCCACCTAAAACATCAGACACCTGTAGCTTTTTAACGTTTGGGTCTAAAAGTTTTGGTAACGTTATACCTAACCTATCTACTAAAATATAGTCGTCAATCAATTCTTTAGTTGTATAGCTAATATCATTAAATACTTCAAATTTTGAAAATGCATTTCCCAACATATTTCCTGTAAACCCAGCAATACCTGTTGCTGCAGTTAAGTAACCTAACGCTGAATACAGTTCAGCCCTTTCTAATGATGATGGATCATTTTCTCTATCGAAAAATGAATAAGTCATAGATTGAATTGTTGATGGAAATAATTCAGTACCAGCAAGTTTTGATAAATATTGTTTTGGAACAATAAAATTATTGTTGTAATCAAACCCAGCATTTTTCATTAAGGAGATAAGGTAGTTATCTTCTGCAACTAAAACTGCTCTTTCTGCAGAATTTATTTTTGATTTAACACCACTTTTTTGTGCAGCCTGTAACGTCATATATGCTTTATCTCGTGCTTTTATAATTCCTTGAGATATAGCTTTCTCTTGATTAAGAACGCTAAAATAACCTATCTCTCCTTTTATGTCACCCCTTATAGTTTGAAAAAATCTTCCTAATTTTTTAATTCCTGTTGCTTTTCCATATGCAGAGTTGTTCATAAACTTTATGTATTCAGTCGTTGGAAGATTAACATATCCTGCTGCTCTTCTTTCTTTATCCATTCTTAAATAATAATTTCTAGCTGTTTCTCTATACCCTGCATATGTGGCAGGTAACTTCAATAGTCTTGATGCCCCCACTAAACCAATTGTACTTCCTGCATTTACAGCTGCAAATGTTCCTATCTGTTCAAGAAAACTTTGATCTGAAAAAGCAAAATTAAATAAAGCTAATGCTTCAGAGTCGTTCACTCTTAACTCTTGCAATTCATTTGGAGTTAAACCATCAAAAGCCTTTTGCCCATTATCCTCAATAAATTTTTTCTCAACAAATTGATTTAATCTCTCAGTGTGACTCGACAACCAACTTGGTGAGTCAGCTAACCATTGTTTATTTTCTCGCACTCTTTCTACAGCTTTTTTTCTAAAATAATCCATAGGTCCTTCTTCAGCTTGCATTAAATATCGTGCTTGAGATACTCCAAAATCAGCCGTTAAATTTTGTAAAGCTTTAAACATAGAATTAAGACCACCACCAAAAGATGCAAACTCTCTTGCAATCTCTTGTGTCATTGAGCCTGTTCCAAAATGTTTTTGAAGAACATTAGCAGCAAGAGGTTTTGTTTGTAAAAAATTTCTACCTTCTTTATCAAATCTTAAAACATTCATAAAATCATATAGTCGTTTTCTATTTTTTGCATAAGCTCGGTATCCATATGGAAGATTTGTATCATATTTAGGTTGTACTTCTTTTGTTATGGGATCAGTCAAAGGAACTATAACGCTAGGCACATTTTCTTGAGCTTGGCTTTTTGCCATATTTACTTGATTTATTATAGCAGAGTACGCTGTGGCATATTGAGATTCATCTTCTGGGTTTATTTGAAGATTATTCTTTTTAGCATTATGATAATACCTAGCCATACTCAACTGATTTTTATCGATACCTGCAGGAACATCGCTAAATACAGATATTGGTTCTTTAGATCCCAACAGTTCTAAAAGATCTACTGTAGGTGCAGGTTGTTTTTGTTCTTCTATATCTTTCTCAACAGCACCTCTTAAAACCCCCGGAAAAAAAGACGTACTAAACTCAGGAGAAAATTTCATACTGCGTTGAGCCTTGCCAAAATTTTGTCCAGCTAAATACATATTTTCATTTTTTATGTTTTCAGCGGCCTGACTTACTAAAGAAGTTACTGGTTCAATATCTTCATTTGTTTTTTGTTCTTCTGCCATTATTCACCTATTGTAAAGTATTTAAATCTATGCCTAGTTTTTCAGCTTCTTCTGGAGTCATAACTTGTAAGATGGCATTTCCTGATTTTTCTTGTACCATGAATGTGTTATTACCCATGTCTAACTTAGTGTATGTTTTTTCTTGTGATCCTAATACAGCACCTAAAGCACTGCTAGACTGTGCGTTAGAATCTTGTAAACTAGAGTAGTCAATATCTTCATACGGTACAGTTTTTGTTATTCCCCCCATAGTTACAGCGTATACTCCACCATAATCTTTAAATCTAGCTTTATCTGTATCAGCATCAAGTACTCGATATAATAAAAATTGTTTCTCTTGATTGCCAACCCTAACAGTGTGCATAATGTTTGTAGACTCAAGTTTGTCAATACCAGCGTTTATTTTAGCTTGTACTGGGTAATTTTGTATTAGTTGAGCTTGTTTCATGTTAGGGCTTGAGTACATTTGATAGTACTGCATAGTTGCATCTAATCTACTAAACAGTACGTTTGCATATCTTGTTGCTCCTATTACTCCATCAGGATTTGTATGAATACTAAGTCTTGACGGATCAAATTGAAAGTTACTAAACTTAACTTGATCTTTTTCAAACCTGTCTCTTACAAAAGCTAAATGAGCTAACGCTTCAGCTTGGCTAGATGCCTTACCTCCTGCAACTGCTTGTAAGTTGTATTGAAAATCTTGGTTAGATAATCGACCACCTTCATCATTATACTTTGCTATTTGATAAGCTAAAAACACCTCTCCTGAAGCTTGAAAACCAAATTCTACTCCCATAGGATTTTGATCCATAATAAATTTAGCAGCACTGTTTAGAGCATTTTGATAATCTTCTGAGCTTTTAAAATCAGCTTCATTAAAGCCATACCCTGTACCACCACCACCAATTAATAAATTTTTTATTTGATCAATTTGACCTGTTGTGCTTGTTATTCCATTAAACAATCTTCTAATATCTTGTGAGAATCCTGTTCCAACATTTCCATAAACAATAGCTGCTCGTTGAGCATCAATTAGTTTTAATAGCTCATCACCATCAGCTGCTTTCTTAGTAATGTAAGCTCTTGCATCTTCTATAGTTTTTTGTTTTCCTTCACTGTTTACTTGACTTCCTGTTAATGCCAATAAATAACCTTTTTGTGTGTTATTTAATGTAAAACTATCCCTTCCTTTTTTTCTTGATTTAGTTGGCATGTTCGTAAGAACTTGTAGTACAGCAATTTTATCTCTTACGTTTAATGGTATTTTTTGTCCAGTAGAAGGATCTTCTCTAGTAAACAAATTTAATCTTACAAAAAGTTTATCTGTAATTTCTCTATTTGTTTCATAGCTACCTAAACTTCGTAATTTATTTTCACCACCTTCAAATAAACTGGGAAATTGATTTACTAATATATTAGCTCTAACAAAAGGTTCTGTGTCTTTATCATCTGTACCTAAATGAGCAAATTTATTTATAAAACTTTTTTCATTTGGTGATCCAACTGTAGTTGCTAAAGCTTCAAACTCACCGTTAGGTTCTATTTCAATAATTTCTTTATTTTTTTGATCTCCATTATTTTCTATGCCTTGTGTTACAAATCCAGTAAAAGGAATACCTTGTTCAAAAGACTCAAACAAATCTTTTGCAAAAGCAAAATCAGGATCATCTTTAAACACTGTTGTAAAAGCTTCAATATCTATTATTTGACCTTCAGGTATTTGACCTTGATTATCTTCATTAGGACTTTCATAAAAGGATAAAGCCCTACTATATTGCTTGTTCATTTCCATTTTAAATTCATTTTGAAATGTTGCATCCTTAGGATCTATTTGTCCTTTTTCAATTAACTCTTTAAGTTCTCTTGTCATATCTGTCATGTTTGATATGATATTTGGAAATTCATCAGAATCTTCTTTGAGAAATGTTTTAGTATTACCCTTTATAGTAAATTTATAATTTGAAGGCTTTGCTGCTGTATCATCGGATTCGTTATCTTGTGTTTGAATTTTATTAATCATATTCAAATAAGCCCTTAAGTTAGGTAACTCCATGCTAATAGGAAATGCAGGAATTTTATTTGCTTGTAACTTTCCTTCAGTTACAGCAGTGTTTAAAGAACTTAATTTTTGTTTTATTAAATCTTTTACAGCGTTTTGCTCATCTGAAAATCCTGTAGTCTCATCTGTAATACCTTCAAAAATACCACCCAACTCACCCATCTTTGCATTTAAAGAATCCATGTCAGTAACATCTGTTGAAAATTTTGAAAAATTTTGCAGAACAGCAGGAAGATCTTTTTTATTTATATCTTTAAGAATTACAGGTAATATTTTTGATGATAAAAAATTTAAACCTTTAAAATCTTTTTTTTGTTCCATTTGACTCATTAGGTTTAAAGTTCCCCCAATAGGGTTGCTAGAGTTGCCTATACTTTCAAACGCACTTGTATAATCAAATCCTGCAGGTAATTGAGAAACATCTAAATTATTTAAAAGTGTACTTGCAATGGTTCGATTAAATTGTAAAGTTTTATCTTTTGCTTCTTGTTCTTTTTTTAATTTTTCAGCCTGTCTTGCTTGTTCAGCTTGCATGTTAGCAATATCGCCTTTAAGAACCCCTTTTATAAATCTATTAATTGACATTATTCAGCACTCCTTTCTTGATCTAAGAAAGACTTATCATCAGGTATTTTTTTACCTTCTCTTATTGCTTCTCGTGTTCTTTGTTGTAACAATTTAAACATTGATGGGTTGTTCATTTTCATAATTTTTAATACATGCTCATCATCTAATTCTTCTTCTTCAAAAGCATTTTCATTTTCAAATAATCGATAAGGAATACCCTCATCTTCAGCCATACTTGCAATATACAATCCTAAAGGACCTTTCATTAATAGCCCTGTATCAAGTGAAAATTTACCTGATTCAAATCCTGAATATATAAATCCTTCAATTAATGATTCTACAGAAATGCCAGCAAATAGTAGTTTTAACATATTATCTTTTATTGTTGGATCATCAAGAGAAGCTACTGCTGCATCCATAGCTTTATCAGGATCGGAGTGTTTAGGTGGATTGCCCCATGGATACTTTGTGTTGTCTTGTGTTAATGATATACCGGGAGGTGCTGCAGAAAGTAAGTCAAGTTGCCCTTTTTCTTGTGTAGTTGGTAGTGCCATAATTTTATCCGTATTTTGTAGATGTAACTTTAACGTTAGGTTGCATTGGTCGAACTGCTTGAGGTGTGTAATTTGCTCGTTGCATTGCCTGTAACATTTCTCTGTTATTTGTATTATTTATATATTTTTTTAATGCTGTTTGTAGCTGTGGATTTTTAAAATTAAATGAAGACCCTCCTGAAGCTAAATTTACTTGTGTGCTTGGTATTCTTGATAAAGATTTTGCAGAACTTATTTTGTATTTTTGATAGTAATCTTCTTTTCCTGCACTGAGACTATTATATGCTTCCATAAACTTACTATCCATAAAGCCAGATTCTTTTTTTGTTTCTTTATCTGGAACAAAATCTTTAAAAAAATCAAATGGCATTTTTATTATTGATTTTAAAAAACTAAACGCTTCCATTACGAACTCCTTGCCCATGAGATAACCCATGTGCCTAATAACTCCATGAGATCTCCTTTTTCTTGTTGACTTAATAAATCTTGATTATACGAATACTCTAATGCCATCATACCTGTTTGATGCTTTCTATTCAACATATTTTCTGTTTTTTGAAAATTAAAAGATGCATTATCCCTGTAACTCTGCCATAACATATTAAGTGCAGCTTGTTCAGCATTGTATTGGTTTTGAACATTTATTCTGTTAGTTTCATTTTGTACGGCTGTATTAGCTGTATTAACATCTCTTCGCCATGTAACGTTTGATTGATCTATAGCAAATTTCATATTTGAGTTAAATTTATCTCTTGAATCTCTCATTTGCATATTAAATTGATTAATTGCATTTTCTTGCGATACATTAAATTGATTCATAGAAGCTTCTCTATTAGCATTAGCTGATTCAATTTGTGATCCCAACTCATCATAAAATTCTTCAACTTGTAATTCATTCTTAGCATTAAACTGTCTACGAGCGTTTTCTTGAGCGGCATCAGTAAAAGCTGCTTGAACTAATGATTGATATGTTAACATCTTAGACTTTTGTTCATTGTCTAAGTTCTTAGTATCAAGTGTAAGAAAGTTTCGTGCATTATGAACTGCCGCTGTCATTCGTGCATTTAAATTAGCCATGTCCATAGATGCAACTGTTGCAGCATTTTTTAATGCTGTTGCTTGTTTGTTAGATAGATTTTGTAATTGAATACGCTGATAAGCTTGAGCATCTGCAGCAGCAATCGGCACACCTGATTCCATAACAGCTTGTATCATGGCCGCAGCCCCCATTGAAGAACTGCCCATACCTCTAGAGTTCATTATACCAGCTACTCTACGAACAGCAGGAGAAGCCCATGGTGGCATTGGTTTACCTTCTTCAATACTACCCATCAACTCAGATAGTTGATATTGAACTGTACCTCTTCTATCTAACTCTTCTGTTTGAGCTTGAGCTAGAGCACCTTCAGATAGTGTTCCTGATAAATCACCAATCATGTACGATGGTTGATCTTGTGTTGCCGCACCTGCTTGTCCAAATCCTGTATCTACATTTTGAATACCTTCTATTTGACCCAACCCTTCTGGTGCAGTAGGAATAGATACACCAAAACCAGTAGGATCTACAGTATTTGCAGTAAGATTATCTAAAGGTGCTATAGTCTTACCATCTGCACCGAGTGTAGTTCCTGCAGCATTTGGATCTACTAATTTAGCTGTTAATGGTTTTTTTTCTTGACCAAGTATGTTAGAACTAAACTCTGGAGGATTAATACTTTTATTTTTGTTTTTCATAAACTCTTCTGCAGAAACAGGAGTAGTTCCTGCCGCTTCCATTGCAGCAACATAATCAGCGTAAGTTTCGTATTGTTCCATAATTATTTACCTATTAGTATCTTATCTAATTTATCTTCTAATCTTTTCAATGCATCCATTAAACTATGCATGTCATCTTTAACATCTTCACGCTTTGCATACTCTTCACGAGTTTTGTTTAACAGTATGTCTAATCTTTTTACTTCCATAAACATGCCCCTAAATACCCATATAGCAGGAGCTATAACGATTGTTAGTATTCCGTTCCAAAATAGTATAGGGTTTATTTCCATAGTTTATCCTTAACTGTACATATGATTATAGTTACTACCTTTACTAGAATCATCTATGTCTCCGTTTGGCATAAACCTAACAATACCAGCATTTAATCCTGCTGAAGTTGTAGCTGTGCGTTGAGCAGATATTGTAAAAGTTGAACTTGCATCTAAGTCTGTTCTTATCCAACCAGTGTCAGCATAACCATTCATAGGAGTAACAACATTATAGTTTAAAGCCGATTGTCCTGAAGCAAGACCACTACCTGTTACTTGAAAGTTATGTGTATGTGATCCATTTCCACCACTTTGAAATTTAAAATAGTAAAAACCTGAAGTGTTAACTTGTAGGTCTAAATCAATTAAACCACCAGCACCATAACTACTATCGTTACCACCATTCCATGCAATGGCATATGCAAGATAATACTCTAAATGTGAAGCTCCAGATGAAGACCAATTTTGACTATACCCACTTTGAGTTCCTGTATTTGATGGATTAGTTGTCCATGATCTAGCACTAATACCACTTGAAGAACCAGCATTTGAATAAGAAACTTGTGCATTTGTATATCTAAGATACGTAGTTCTTAAATCATCATTAACATTAATACTATCTGATCCTGCATCTAATTGTGATTGTGTCGGAAGATTGTTAAAACCTTGTTCTGTTGATCCTGCTTCGGAAGTTGGTTTATGAATTATACCACCACCTATTGCAAAATCTCGCATACTTATAGCACCAGATGGGCCACTGTGATAATTTCTTAAATCGTTAAAACTTATTGCTTGCCCTGATGAATAACTAAGTGGCATGGCATTTACACCCTTGTTTATGATTATCTAATTCTTGTTTTAAATCTTTTATTGCTTCTATAAGAACACCAACCATGTTGCCATATGCTACAGATTTGTATTCATTATCTACAACAACCTCTGGCAATATTTTTTCTACTTCTTGTGCAATTACACCAGTTCCTTTTTCTGCTCGCATTGTATAGGTTACACCACGCATACTCATAACCTTGTCTAAGGCATTGTCTATTGTTTGTATATCAGACTTCAATCTTTCATCAGAATAAGCTGTAATGTTTCCAGAAGCTGTTATCGCACCAGTAACAGAAAGTGTTGACCCATCAAAAGTTAAATTAGCTTCTCCATTTAATGTGTCAGTAGTGCCTGTACCTGTCATAACATAATTATTAGTGTTGTTATTAAGGGTTGTTAATGTAACTGTACCAAAAGACAATGTTCCACTACCATTAGTTTTTAGAAATTGTCCGTTGCTTCCGTCACTAGCAGGTAAAGTAAAAGCTGTATCACTTGCTGTTTTTTTCAATGTACCTATATTTGTACCAGTTGTATCTCCTGTTACATTACCCTCTAAATTTGCAACGAGTGTTCCTGTTGTCATGTTAAGATTACCTGTATCACTAGCACCACTTGAAGTTGTGCCTAATGCCCATTTATCTTCGGACTCATCCCATATTAGTAAAGCATCAGCACCTGTTGAACCTCTTTCAATGATAATACCACTATCATTAGAATTAGAAGATGCACCGTGATTTAGCCCTATTAAATTATCTTTAACAACGGTATTGGTTGTATCTACTGTAGTTGTAGTACCACTAACTGTAAGATCACCAGTTACAGTAACATTACGACTAAATGTTGCATCCCCTGCTTCAGCCATATTTAATGTTAAGGCAGTTACTGGAGATCCTGCATCGTCACCTTTAAACATTATACTTTTATTGGCTACAAGAGATTTAATTGTTAGGTTATCATCAGTCATATCTACATGACCAATATTAGCACTGCCATCTTTAAATATAACTTGTTCACCTGCGGCATCAAGAACAATGTCTGCCGCACCATCTAATGTCATATCGCCAGAAGATAGAGCTATTGTTGTACCATCAATGTTAAAAT